AAGAAATACAACAACAATTCGGTGGTGACGAAGAAGAAGATGTTGAAGAGGATTTTATGTCTTTTATGGGTGCAATGGAAAACTTCAATAATGAAACCGCTAAGAGAAGAATATTAAACGCATTAATTCAGGGCGGTGCTAAAAAAGGTCATTATATGTACCAACTCGTTGTTCCTGAATTAAATAGATTAGACCCCGATTTGGTTAGATTATATGGCGTAATTATGTCGTTTGCGGATTACCTATATTGGATTATGCCAAACCAACAAATGTTAAATATGGCAGGAAGTGGAGAAGGAATGATGGGTAAAGAAGAAGTTGATAAAGAAACAAATCCTCCAACAATAAAGGCTCAAGCTGTTTGGTTTCCTTTATTAATTCATGAATTATTGAAAGGTATTAATGATGCAGTTATGACTCAAGGTTTACCTGACGACCCAAGAGCTGCTGAAATGGTTATGGGTGTCGCGGACACATTACCCGATGAAGTTTGGGATATGAGAGTCGGACCAATCATATATGAAAAACTAGTCAATTCGTATCCCGAACAACTTTTTGATGACGATAAGAAAATCATTCAATTTTACTTGAAAGCAAGGTTGGCTTCGTTGAGTACCGATGAATTCTTCGAAACTATGAAAGAAATCTTAAAAGAAACACCAAAAGGAAAAAAAATAGTTGATACTATGGTGAAAGAGATTATTCAAGAATTACAACAACAAGAATATGAGGATGCGATGGGATCGGAAGATGAGGATGAAGATGATGACTTGAATAATTTCTTATCTAATCTCGGAATTAGTTTAAATTAATGGATGGGTTTAACAAGAGAACAAGTATTATTAGAATACGCAAAATGTGTTAAAAATCCGGAATACGCTTTAAAGACGTATTTAAAAACTTATGACCAAACAGTTCAGGGGTTCGTACCCCTGAAGTTGTTTCCTGATCAAGTCAAATTAATTCAGGATTTTGAGGAATTTGAGGAAAATATTGCTTTGAAATATAGACAAGCCGGTGTATCAACAGTCACCGCGGCTTGGATCTCAAAAAAATTAATTACCGCACCAAAAGGAAAACCCGAGAAGATTCTGATCATCGCTAACAAGTTGGACACTGCCGTAGGTATGGCCGATAAAATTAGATCTTTCCAAGAACAATGGCCTGATTGGTTTGGCGTGTCCTTTTCAAGTGAAAAAAATTCTCAAAGACATTTCAGATTAACGAATGGTTGTGAAGTAAAAGCAGTTGCAACTTCTAAAGACGCATTGAGGGGTTATACACCCACCATTCTTGTCTTTGACGAAGCCGCATATATTGAAGCTGATGATGATTTCTGGGCGGCATGTATGGCCTCCCTTTCAACAGGGGGTAAAGTTATAGTGATATCAACCCCAAACGGATTTGACCAAATTTATTATTCAATTTATGACCAAGCATTAAGAGGTATGAATGATTTCAAAATCTCGGAAATGTATTGGTATAGAGATCCAAGATATACAAAAGAAATGTATCTTGTGAAAACAAAAGACATCGTTCATTATTTGTTAAACAAAGATGATTATAGTGAAGAAGAACATGTTATAAGATTGGACAAATCAGGTTGGGATTTAGATTTAGATTTTGTAGTTTCAAAAATTAGTGATGGTTATAAACCATGTTCTTCGTGGTTTGAAACTATGGTTAAAAAATTGAAATACGATCGAAGAAAAGTATCCCAAGAATTGGAGTGTAATTTCCTTGGTTCTGGAGATAATGTTATTGATTCCGGAACTATGGAAAAGATAAAGAAAAATGACATAGCCGAACCCAAAGAGAGAATGATGGGAGGGGCGTTGTGGATTTGGAAAGAACCTGTAATGGATCACAAATACATCATGGGTATTGATGTTTCTCGTGGGGATTCTGAAGATTTTACAACATTCAACATCATAGATTTTGACACAAGGGAGCAAGTTGTTGAATTTTTAGATAAAGTCCCACCCGACATTGCTGCAGAAATCGCATTAAAATGGGCACAAAGATATAACGCATTTGTTGTAATTGACATTACGGGAGGGATGGGTGTTTCAACATCAAGAAAGATGCAGGAGTTGGGTTATAAAAATATGTATATTGATGGACAAGTTCAATCCGATGTATGGAAGTATGACCCTAAAACTTTAGAAAAAATACCTGGTATAAATTTCAATAATAAGAGAGTTCAAATTATCGCAACCTTTGAAGAATGGATCAGACATGGATTCAAAATCAAATCCACGAGACTTTATAACGAACTTTTGACATTTGTTTATATCAACGGACGACCAGACCATATCAAGGGACAACACGATGATTTGATCATGTCTTGTGCAATGGCGATGTATGTTGGAGAAAGTAGTTTCTCAAAACTTACAAAAGTAACCGAACAAGCAAAAGCAATGATTGATTCTTGGACACTCAATGAGAGTGTAAAATATAAAACAGATCTTATGAATCCGAGTGTTCCATCTTATTATGGAAGTTCAAGTAATGACAGTAAATCTATTTCTCAAAAAGATGTAGAAAAATATTCTTGGTTATTCGGTGGGATGAGAAGATAATATTGTATTTATAGAAAAATCTATTATTTTATATAGCATGGCACAATCCAATCAACAATATACAATTTGGCAAAGACTTTCAAGGGTCTTCGGTCCTGATTCAACATTAAATCAACAAGTACCCCAATATCGGTTCGATAAAAAAGAAATATTACGAACAAAATCAAAAGGGGAATATGAGAAAGAGAAGTTACAAGCTCAACAGAGTTTGTATTTGGCAAACCAATGGTCAAAAGTAGAGAATAATCTTTATACCCAAGCGGTTTATTATGAACCAACCCGTTTGGCTTCATATTATGATTATGAATCAATGGAATTTACTCCCGAAATTTCAGCGGCTTTGGACATTTATGCTGAGGAATCAACAACCCCAAATGAAAACGGATATATTCTTCAGATTTATTCAGAATCAAATAGAATCAAAAGTATTTTAGCCGATTTGTTTAATAACAAGTTGGACATCAATACAAATTTACCTATGTGGACGAGAAATACTTGTAAATATGGAGATAATTTTGTGTATTTGAAAATTGACCCTGAACAAGGCGTTGTTGGTGTTCAACAATTACCAAACATTGAAATTGAAAGATTTGAGAGGGGTATGGTTGTTAATACTGTAGCACAAAACACCGGTGTGGAAAACAAACATCTTACTTTTACTTGGAAAAACAAAAATATTGAATTTAATACTTGGGAAGTTGCTCATTTTAGATTACTCGGCGATGACTCAAAATTACCATATGGAACATCCATGTTGGAGAAGGCAAGAAGAGTTTGGAAACAACTTCTTTTATCGGAGGATGCGATGTTGATATACAGAACATCAAGAGCACCTGAAAGGAGAGTTTTCAAGGTTTTCGTTGGAAATATGGATGATAAGGATGTTGAAGCGTATGTCCAAAGGGTTGCCAACAAATTTAAGAGAGATCAGATTGTGGATCCCAAGAATGGAAATGTGGATTTGAGATATAACCAAATGGCGGTTGATCAAGATTACTTTATCCCCGTAAGAGATCCGAATGCTCCAAACCCGATTGATACATTACCAGGAGCTCAAAACCTGAGTGAAATTGCCGATATAGAATATATTCAGAAAAAATTATTGACAGCTTTGAGAATACCAAAAGCGTTTTTGGGATTTGAAGAAGTGGTTGGTGATGGAAAAAACTTAGCTCTTTTGGATATTAGATTCGCAAGAACCATCAATAGGATTCAACAAGCGATGGTTCAAGAGTTGAATAAAATAGCAATTGTTCATTTATATATTTTAGGATTTGAAGACGAATTGAGTAATTTTACCCTTGGATTAACCAACCCATCCACACAGCAAGATATGTTAAAGATGGAACAACTCCAATCTAAAATCCAACTCTATAGAGATGCAGTTACGGATCCTGGTAATGGTATTCAGGCGGTTTCTGCTTCATGGGCTAAAAAACATATTCTTGGATTCAGTGATGAGGAAATCAAACTTGATATTCAACAGCAAAGAATTGAAAAAGCAGTAGCGAAAGAACTTGAAGAAACACCGAATGTAATCACGAAAACAGGTTTGTTTGATAATATTGATAAACTTTATGGTAATGGAAAACCAAAAGAAGGTGGTGAAACAGGTGCTGGTGAAGAAACAACACCTGGTGGTGGAGAAATTACAAGTCCTCCCGATTTAGGTGAGTTAGGTGGTGGAGCG